CTGCAAGGCGTTCGAGCTCGACCCGCGCGTTCCGCTCCGCATTGGAATGGATTTCGGGCGCACGCCGGCCGCCGTCGTCGCGCAGCGAAGCGTGTTCGGGCAGTGGAGGGTGCGCCACGAACTCTGCGCGAAGGACATGGGCATCAAGGCTTTCGGGGCCGAGCTCAAGCGGTTCCTGGCAGACAAGTTCCCGACCGGGTACGAGGTCGAGCAGTTCACCGGCGACCCCGCCGGCAACGAACGGGACGGCAGCGAGAACACCGCCTTCGACCTGCTGAAGGCGTCGGGGTTCGAGATGGGTCGACCCGCCTCGACGAACGAGGTGTCGATCCGCATCGGAACCGTGAACGAGCAGTTCGGACGCCTGGTCGAGGGCGTGCCAGCGCTCGTCATCCACCCCGACTGCAAGATGCTGCGGCGGGCCTGCATCGACGGGGACCACCACCGGAAGCTGCAGGTCGCCGGGAATCGATTTGACGACAAGCCGAACAAGAACGAATGGTCACACGTGGCCGAGGCGCTGCAGTACCTGCTGCTCGGCGGTGGCGAGGGGAAGGCTCACGTGCGCCGGGCGCCGGGCGGCACGGCTCGCCCGCGGCGCGCGGTCGGTACCGATGAGGCTGCAATCTAGGCGCCCTTGCATTCGTTCAGGAATTCTCAGAACCTCCCGCCAATCCATCCAGGAGGCGGGCATGGGCGGGATGTTCTCGAAGCCGAAGGTACCGAAAACACCGCCGGTGCCGACAATCGACGACGCAGCCGAGACGCGCGAGGCCCTGGACAAGCGCCGCGCACGACGCGGAAACGCCGCGGCCATGCTGACCGGCCAGCTCGGCGACACCTCGTCGATGCAGACCGCCACGAAGACACTTCTCGGGAAATAGCCTGTGTCCGGCGTGTTCCGATCAACGGAGAACCTGTTCCACATCGGCCCGCACCGACGCGCCCCGATGAACGACAGCGCACGTCGCCTCGGCACGAATCGTGACCCGTACTACGGCGAGCAGGCCCAGCAGATGATCGGCCAGAAGCACGGCATGCGCGACTACGCAAACTCGGTGCTCGGAAAGGGCAACGGCCGCACGGCCGCGCGCTCCGGCTCCGCGCAGCTCCTGGGCGGCGGCTGATGGCCGACTCCAGAGCCCTCGAGATCCTGCGCCGCACCTCGTCGCTGGCAAGCGATCGCGCGAACTTCGACAACCTGTGGCAGCAGATCGCCGAGCGCATGCTGCCCGGCTCCGCGCAGTTCAACACGCTGCAGTCGCCAGGGCAGAAGCAGACCGAGAAGATGTTCGACGCAACCGCAGCGTTGGCGCTACGGAAGTACGCGACCATCCTCGAGTCCGTGCTCACGCCGCGAAATCAGCGCTGGCACCGACTCAAGCCGGCCGACGATGCGCTCGAGGAATCCACCGCCGTCAAGGAATACCTCGAGGAGATCAACAAGATCCTCTTTCGAGCTCGGTATGCGCCGCCCTCGAACTTCACGGGCCAGATCGGCGCCGGCTACCTAGAGCTCGGCGCGTTCGGCAACTCGCCGCTGTTCGTAGATGAGGAGGTCGGCCGAGGCGTGCGCTACCGGACGCTGACGCTTTCGAATACCTACTTCGTCGAGAACCACGCCGGGATCGTCGACTGCATCTATCGCAAGATGAAGATATCGGCCGCCAACGCGGTCAGACGCTGGGGCGCAAGGTGCCCGCCGCAGATCGCCGCGCAGGCAGAGCGCAGCCCGGACTCGCTGTTCGATTTCGTCCACTGCATCGAACCGAACAACGGAGACTCGGGCGACGGCCTGCTGCGTGAACATCGCTTCCGCTCGACGTATGCGTCGGAGACAGGCGGGGTCATCGTGCAGTCCGGCGGGTACTACACCTGGCCGGTTCCGATCATGCGTGACCTGACGTCGGCAGGCGAGGTCTACGGCCGCAGCCCCGGAACCTGGGTGCTGCCGGACGTGAAAATGCTCAACGAGATGAACCGCACCGTCATCCGCCAGGCACAGCGCGCCGTCGAGCCGCCGATGCTGCTGACCGAGGACGGGTCGCTGCAGCCGTTCAGCCTGTCGCCGGGCCACCTGAACTACGGGACCATCGGCCCCTCTGGGGAGCAGCTCGCCAAGCCGCTCGACGTCGGCGCCCGCCTCGACATCGGCCTCGAGATGATGCAGGCGAAGCAGCAGGTCATCAACGAGGCGTTCTTCATCACGCTGTTCCAGATCCTGGTCGAGAACCCGACCATGACCGCGACCGAGGTGCTCGAGCGCGCACAGGAAAAGGGCATGCTGCTCGGCCCGTTGATGGGCCGGCAGCAGTCCGAGTTCCTCGGCCCGATGATCGAGCGCGAGCTCGACATTCTCGCGCGTGCCGGGCAGTTGCCGGAGATGCCACAGGAATTGCTGGAGTCCGGTGGCGAGTACAAGGTCGAGTACGAGTCGCCGCTCGCCCGCGCCCAGCGTGCCGAGGAGGGCGTCGCCATCGTGCGCACCTTCGAGGTGATGACTCCGCTGGCCGAACTGCGCCCGGACATCTTCGACAACTTCGACCTTGACAAGACCTTCCGCGCGCTCGGGGAGATCAACGGCATGGCCGCCAAGCTCATGCGAGACCCGAAGGACGTCGAGTCGCTGCGTGAAGAGCGCAGCCAGCAGCAGGAGATGATGGCCGCCGCCCAGGTTGCACCCGGCGTCGCGAAGGGCGTGAAGGATCTGGCGTCGATTCAGCAAGGCGCCGCATGATCCCTGACTGGCTGAGGAGGAAGGTATTCGCTCGCAGGATGGCCTACCAGCGGCTGTTCTTTGCCGACGACCAGCGTCTGTCTCCGGACGCGGAGATCATCCTGAAAGACCTCTCCCGTTTCTGCCGCGCGCACCGTTCGACGGCCGTGTTCTCTCAGTTGCGCGGAACACTCGATCCCCTAGCCTCCGCTCGGGCCGATGGCCGGCGAGAGGTGTACCTGCGAATCGTCGAGAATCTTTACCTGGACGATCGCTTCCTGACCAACCTGAGAGAGGGACCGACCGATGAGTGACGACAACAAGGGTGGCGCCCAGGACGGCGGCACGCCGGCCTGGTACGGCGACGACTCCGACACGAAGGGCTTCGTCGAGAACAAGGGCTGGAAGTCTCCCGGCGATGCCATCAGCGCCTACCGCAACCTCGAGCAGTTCGTGGGTGCCGACAAGGCTGGCCGCGGCATCGTCTGGCCGAAGGACGACGCGGACACCGAGGGATGGAAGGCGATCCACGCTCGGCTCGGCGTGCCCGAGACGGCTGAGGCCTACAAGATTACGGTGCCGGAAGGCGGCAACCCCGAGTTCGCGAAGGCGATCGCGCCAGTGATGCACAAGCTCGGGCTGACCGCGAAGCAGGCCGAGGGCCTGGCCGCCTACGTGAACGAGTACGAGAAGGACCAGTCCACCAAGTTCGAGGCCGAGCAGAAGGCCCGCATCGATGCCGACCTAGCCAAGTTCAAGGGCGAACTGGGCGCGTCCTACGACGCGACCGTATCGCTCGCGAAGCGCGCCGCCGGCTCCCTCGGCATCAAGGACGAGCAGTTCGCGGGCCTCGAGGAGGCGCTCGGGTTGCGCGGTACCGTCGAGCTGTTCGCCGCGATCGGCAAGAAGCTCGGCGAGGACACCTTCGTCGGCGAGGGGTCGTCCGGCCCGAAGGATCTCTCGGTCGAGGCCGCCCGCGCCCGGCTGAAGGAGCTCGGCTCCGACAAGGGGTTCATGGAGAAACTGCTCTCCGGCGATCGCCTGGCGAAGGACGAGAAGGACCGGCTCGACGCGAACGTGCTCGGCATGACCCTCGAGGAGTATCGCAAGCTGGTCGCTTGATTTCGGGTATTGACATCGGCGCAGGTTTGAACAGAACCTGCGCCGCGACCGGACAAGGTTACGAGCCCCCGGTGACGACCGACAAAGTGCGGTGCGCGGCGAGCGCGAACTCGCAAGGCCCGGCCCGGCGCAAGCCGACAAGCCAGCCGAAAGCGTAGACCACCAC